CATAATTGTCAGTGCAAAAACACTGCGATTATGTATTGTGCTTTATTTAATCCTTTGAATAGGAGAGTAAAGCAGAGTAGTCACAGAGGAAAAATCCTATGTAATCACTCACATCCTATCTAAAAGTATGATACTTTTAGAGTAAGATTAAAGATTCCTCCGATACGTTTTACGGAGTCATCTTTGTTAAAGATTTAAGTTCACTTAGAACTTATCTCTCTTTAGACCTAGTCTTTGCATTGCGCTTAGATTTTGGTCCTTAGTCGGTCGTGCACGGCCTGAGCCTGCACAATACGCCCTTGTCTAACTTACACTATTAGTGAAGTTGGACTCTAAGAAGTCGGGATCTGAGATCCTGACTGCTATGTGTCGTATTATACAATTTATTATGTGTAATACGGGTTTTGTTAGAGGGTCTCCCATAAGGACACCCCTAACCTACATGATATACTGTCTTTCAGATGAAAGACAGCATTCACCTAGATCATTCTAAACCCTTTCAGGTTTAAAATAAATCTTTCTCGGCGAATAGCAAGTTTTCCTTACTATCTGCTTTAATATTGGCGGTATTCCACATTGTGTCATTAACGCCATTCCGATTTCCTCTCCATATATATGGAGTAAGTTATCTGTTGCCGTTTTAAAATCAGTCGAACTGTTATAAATCGGTGTGTAACTCCTAGTGACGGTTTCCTCGCCATTAGAAAGTTTTATTTTCACGGGCTTTTTACGCTCATGAAAAACTAGGTCTTTAGCTTCTTCGCTATGAAGAAATTTAAAGAAATTCCAACCATGATTGGCTTTCGCCATTCCTGATTTAGAGCTCTGTATCTTTTCTATGGGTACAGAACATATTTTGTTTATAAAATCAAGAACGATTTTTAAACAAACATGACCTTTGGTAACGGCTCTGCCTTTACCAAGTTCGGGTACAATAACCAATGAAGCTTCAGAAAGCTTCGCTGATTTTGATGACAATACTTCACCTAGACATAGGTGAAATATGTAGTCTCCGAGTGTAATGTCAGGTGATCCTAACGTTACTCTCTTTATTATTGATCCTGTCCATAAGTCTCTTATGGGCACAGATCGTGCTCCTTGTTGTATTACGTAGTCACGTAACGCTTCAAGGGTACCACCTAACGACCTTATTACTTCGAATGAGGCCGCGGTGTTAATGCTTATCCTTCCTTTATCCTAAAGGCCGGAAAATGCGTAAGCTGGGAATGATCTCATGACTGAGTTCAAACCCGCTTTAAACAATC